GAGAGAGCAAGGAACAATCCTGCGGACCTGCCCGGAGTTCTTTGCAAAGACTTTAACATCAGAGAGAACGAGAGCAATGTTTGGCTCTCCTTCGAAGACATCAAGAGCGATCTCGAGTTTGAGATGGAAGACGTATATAACACTTACGCTCTCGGCGGATGCGACCTGTCGGCCACGACGGATCTTACCTGCGCAACGCTCCTGATAAGAAAACCGAACGACAAGACGGTCTACGTCTTGCAGAAATACTTCCTGCCGAGAGCTCGTATCGAGAAGCTCGACGAGAAGAACACAAACGAGGCTCCGTACAAGCTCTGGGAGGAGCGCGGATTTCTCCATGTTTGTGAGGGCAACCGAGTGAACTTCTCGGATGTGACAGCATGGTTCTGTCAGATGCGGGACGAACACAAGATCGACTGCGTCAAGGTCGGATATGACCGAGCACTCGCAGGCTACTGGGTTGACGAGATGAAGAACAACGGCTTCGAGATGGAAGCTGTTGCACAGGGACCGTTCACCTGGTCACAGCCGATGCGTGAGATGGGCGCAGCTCTCGCGGACAAGACAGTCAACTACAACAAGAACCCCATGCTGGCATGGTGCTTGTCGAATACCGCTGTTAAAAAGAGCGGCCTCAACAACATCCAGCCGATAAAGATCACCGAGAAACGTCGAATTGACGGTGCGGTGTCGCTTTTGAATGCCTGGGTTATCTATGTAAAACACTTCGACGACTACATGTATAACGTCGGCTAAGAGAAAGGAGAAACAATGGAAAGAAGAGGCTTATTCGAGACCATCTTCGGTAAGAAGAAGCAGCCGGATAAGGAATATTCACAGTTCAGACTGCTCAACTCTTATCAGACGCAGTTTGTTCCTTTCTCGGGCAACGCTTGGGATGTCGACATCGTAAGAGCGGCGATCCATTCGTTTGCCAGACGAGCTGCAGTGGTCTCTCCGCAGCACATCCGCTACAACGGCGGAAAAGTGGATCCTGTCAAGGATGAAATGAACTACATCCTGCAGTTCAAGCCGAACCTGACGAGCACGGCATACAAGTTCTATTACAGAATGGCAACACAGTACAAGCTGTACAACAACGTGTTCGTGTACCCGACGTTCGATACGAAGGGCAAGCTCTCCGCGATGTACATCATCAACGCGAATCAGGTCGAGCTCCTGGAAGCTGAAGGGATCCTGTTCTGCAGATTCACGTTCGGGAACGGAAAGAAGTATGTCATTCCGTACACGGAAGTCATCCACATCGGATCCATGTTCAACCAGAATGACATTTTCGGTTCGAACAACTTCGCGATCGGTCCTGTTCTGGAGACGGCAAACACGTTCAACCAGAGCATGGGAAAAGCTGCAGAACTTGTCGCAGTCATCAGAGGTCTTTTGGAAGTTCAGAGCACAACGAAGAACGAAGACCTGAGACAGAGACGTGACGAGTTTGTCAGAGACAACCTGAAGATGGAGTCAAACGGCTCCGGAGTCATCGTCACTGACAACAAGTACAAGTACACGCCAATCAATGACAAACAGACACCGATTCCGACAGGCCAGCTCGAGTACATCAAGACAGAAGTCTACGACTACTTCGGAACGAACGAGAAGATCGTGCAGAACAAGGCAACCCCGGAAGAGGAAGGCGAGTTCTATGACGGTGAGCTCAAGCCTTTCTTTGCTCAGATGCAGCAGGCATTCACGAACGTCCTGTTCACGGAGAAAGAAAGAGGCTACGGCAACGAGATCCAGGTGGAGGGCAACAAATTGCAGTTCGCGAGCACTTCCGAGAAGCTGCAGGTCTGCCAGTACCTGTCAAACATCGGCGGCCTGACATTAGACCAGGCACTCACTACACTCGGATTCCCTGCCATAGGCGGAGAAGAAGGCAAGAGACGAGTTCAGACTTTGAACGTAGTCAACGCAGACAAGGCTGATGAGTATCAGCTTGGCGCAGGCGATAAGAAAGATGACAACAAGGAAGGAGATGGAGAAGATGTTTCGTCCTAACGAAAGAGAATACAGAGCATTTACTTCATTCAGAGCAGAGGATAAGGGAGACGACAACAGCGTTTTGATCGTTGCAGGCACTCCAATCGTATTCAATTCCGAGACGGTGCTCTTCGAGTTCGACGGCATCCAGTACAAGGAGAAGATAGATCCTGCAGCTCTCGATGAGTGTGACATGTCCGACTTCATTCTGAACAGAAATCACGGACAGAACGATTCAACAGTATTCGCAAGATCAAAGAACGGCTCTCTGCAGTTTGACATTCAGCCTCATCACATGGATATCAAGGCACTCTTGGATCCTGAAGACCAGAGACATGTCGATCTCTACAGAGATATTAAGAAGGGACTCGTCGACAAGATGAGTTTCGCATTCGTAGTCGCAGACGACGGGGCCGACTACGATCCTGAGACACACACAAGAACGATCCGCAGCATCAGAAAGCTGTACGACGTTTCCTGCGTGGATTTTCCCGCGTATGACCAGACAAGCTTAACTGTCGCAAGGAGCTTTTTCTCGGAGGAGCACGAGAAGGAGTTCAAAGCGTTGGAGGAACGTGTCCTGCGCCAGAAGCTCATATTAAAAACTTACTTGTAAAAGGAGAAAAATGTTATGTTTAAGAGATTAACAGAAATCAATGCACGCATGGCAGAGCTTCGCGCACAGCTTGAAGGCACAGGCGAAGTAGATCTCAAGGCTATCGAAGCAGAGATCAGAGCGCTTTCTGAAGAGAAGGCTTCCATCGAGAGCAGACAGGCACTCGCACAGAGCATTGCAGCTGGCGACGTTACTCCTGCAGTTGTTTCACCCGTAGCAGAGCAGAAGTCAAAGGACGCTGCAGCTGAGTATCGTACACTCTGGCTCAAGACCATCCGTTCCGGTATGGAACTCTCTGACGCTGAGAAGAGAGCTGCTATGACAACCGGCGCAGCATCTGCTGGTGCAGCTGTTCCTACAGAGACAGCAAACAAGATCATCGAGGCAGTTACACAGTATTGTCCTTGGCTCGACAAGATCGACCTCTACAAGGTACCTGGCGGACTCGTAATTCCGAAGGAAGGTACAGTCAACGATGCAGCACTTCACACAGAAGCAGCTTCCATCACATCTTCCACCGATACTCTCGGCAAGGTTACACTCGGTCACTTCGAGATCACAAAGCTCATCACAATCTCCAAGTCTGTTGAGAAGATGACAATCGATGCTTTCGAAGCTTGGCTCGTTAAGAAGCTTGCTTTCAAGATCGCTAAGGAAATCGGCGACTACATCATTTCCGGTTCAGGTTCTTCACAGCCTGCAGGTATCGAGTCCATCACATGGGGCGCTGGCAACTCCGTAACAGTTGCTGTCAACGCTGACCTCGACGAAGACGACATCCTCGGCGTTGTTGCTCTTCTCAACGGCGGATTCGACGCTGGTGCTGAGTGGTATATGAGCAAGAAGACATTCTTCTCTGACTTCCACCCTCTCATGAACACAGGCAAGAACAACCTCATCACTTGCGAGAACGGCAAGTACAGAGTAGTTGGCTACCCTGTTCAGTTCGACGACAGAATCACAGTTCACGAGGCTTACCTCGCTAACATGTACGAAGGTATGGCAGGCAACATGCCTGAGGACATCACTGTTACATCACAGTTCGTCGTTCGTGAGAACAGCTACGACTTCCTCGGCAGCGCTATCTTCGACTGCCAGATCAAGGATTCCGCAGCATTCACAAAGATCGTCAAGGCTACATCTTGATGACTTGAAGGAGGTGCAAGGATGGCGAATGTTTCAGAAGCTTACATTCTGAGGATCCGCACGGCCTTGCGCATCAAACACACTTATCTGGACACAGAGATTGCCGACCTGATTGAGGAAGCGAGAGCTGACCTCATTCTGGCCGGCATCCTTCTGGATAAGGTAAACGACGAGAAAGATCCGCTCATCAGGAGAGCGATCAGGACGTATTGCATGGCAAACTTCGGCCTGGACAATCCTGACAGCGAAGATTACGCAAAGAGCTACGAAGCGATCAAGCTTCATCTTCAGCTTTCCAACGAATACAAGAGAGAGGACGTGGTATAGATGTTTTGGAGAGAAGTTGGATTCCTTTGTGTTGAGGAAGAAAAACTCGACAAGTTCAACAAGCCCTATAAAACATATACCGAGAAGATGGTCTTTTGTAATTCCAAGGGAGTCAAAAGATCGGAGTTCTACCAGGCGCAGGCGCAGGGCTACCGCCCGGAGCTGTGTGTCGAGGTGAAAGAGATCGACTACGAGAAAGAGACTCATTTCAAGTATGAAGGGACCATGTACCGTATCATCCGCACATATCCTGTTCACGATGAGGCTCTGGAGATCGTATGCCAGGCTCTCGTCAGCGATGCGTGAGGAGGCGATTATGTACAACACCTCAGACTTTATAGCCGAACTGGTAAAGGAAGTCGGAAAGATCGTCACAGCGTACTACGAAGAAGCACCTTCCAAGGATGCTCCGTATCCGTATGGAGTCGTCAACGGGATCAACATCACAGATCTTGATGACGGCGACTGGATGAGCTTCTACATCGACCTCTGGGGAGATGAGAAGGATCCGACAACTACAGAGAAGCTTGAAAACTTGTGCGACGCACTCCGCAACGGACTGACGGAAAAGGTCATCTTTGTTCCGGGAAAGTTCGGAGCACATATAGGCTTTGACAGCCAAGACGACAGGACGGAAACAGAGTTCGATCTGTGTCACAGAAGAACTGCTTGGTCCGCCAGAATTTTTTATAACTAAGGAGACAAGGATATGATTACAAATCTCACTACAAAGCAGATTGAGTCCATCCAGATCGATGAAGGTATCATCTTCCTTAACTACGGTGAAGCGAATCAGCAGTTCCTCGCACCTACAAGAGGCGGCGGCGAGTTCGCTGCTACTGTTACGGTAAGAGACATCGAGTTCGACGGCAGACACGGCAAGACAGCCGGAATGCAGGTCATCGAGGAGCAGGGCGCTTCCCTCAAGGTCACAACGATCGGACTCACTCAGGAGAACCTTGCTGCATCCGTTCCTACTGCTACAGTCGGCGCTGACGCAGGCAAGACAGTCAAGAACCCGAAGACAGGATACATTGCAGTTTCCAACTATCTCAAGAACGTCACGATGTTTTGCAAGACCATCGGCGGTCAGTTCAAGAAGATCGTTATCTACAACGCAATGCACGAGACAGGCTTCGGTTTCAAGGCTGCTCAGAAGGCTGAGGGCGAACTTGCTCTCGAGATCCTTGCTCACTATAAGCATGAAGACCTGGATGGAGATCTCTGGGAAGTTTCCGAGGCTACATCCTACGCAGATCCTCGTTTCGTTGAAGCTGCTACAGCTACTTCCACAAAGGTCGCTGTCACATTCAATGAAGAGCTCGATCCTGCAACACTCGCTTACAGTGATTTCGAGATCCTGCAGTCTGATGCAACGAAGGCAGTCAGTGCAGCTGCACTCAAGACCGGCGATGCAAAGGTAGTTGAACTCACAGTTGCTACTCTCACATCCGGAAAGACGCTCACGGTTTCCTACACAAAGGGAACGCTCAAGGGCGCAAACGGTCAGTCTGTAGAGAGCTTCTCCAAGAAGCCTATCGACAACACACTTTAACGACTTATTATCGAGGAGGAACCACATATGTTATCTATTGGAACGATACCGATAGTTCTGAAGATCATTTCCAAACTCGACATCAAACCCGTGATCGAGATCTTAAAGTCAGCAGACCTCTTCGAAGACGTTACTACGTCGGAGGATGCTGTTAAGGAATTGTCAGCTGAGAAAGTTGGCGAGGTTGGAATGCTGGTGCTCGCGGAGGTTGCTCCGCAGCTCGGCAAGATCGCGGACGATGTCCCTGTTCTTGCAGCAAAATACAAGAACATTTCCATTGAAGAGGCTGAAAAACTTGATGCTCTCGAGTTGTTTTACGAGATGTGGAATGATGAGGGCGTGAGAACTTTTTTCAAGAATACCTTGCGGAAGAAAGTCGAGCAAGGAACTTAAACCTCTTACATAAATATTATGACTGGCAGCTCATCGAGTCTCTTCCTCTATCGATGCTCGGCGAGCTGCTTCGTTATGCAAACCGAAAAGAGATCGAAGAGATTGAGAAGGAAACCGAAAAGCGTCTCTTCCCTCTCTGGCTTGCTAATTATGTCGCTTCCAAGATCAAAGGCGAAGAGACACTCGAGTATGGCGATTTTCTTATGAAAACGATGCAAAAGACATCTGAAAACGAAGAAAAACCTGCTCAATCAGAAAAGAAATCAGCTGAAGAGATCATGTCAGACTTTGAACGGTTCCTTCCTGCTGATTGGAAAGGACACATCTAATGGCCAGCATTTTATCTTTGTTCGGTACGATCCTGATCGACAACACTCAGGCAAACAAAAATATCGACGAGACCACAAACAAAACAAAAGACAGCGGCAAGACGATGGGTTCTGCTTTCGGAACGATTGCAAAAGGTGCAGCAGCCGTTGGCACGGCGGTCGTCGCAGGTGCCACAGCTGTCGGCACTGCTGCATATAAGATGGCAACCGATACGAGCCAGGCTGCAGATGAGATTGACAAAAATGCTCAGAAAGTCGGTCTTGCCCGTGACACATATCAGGAATACGCCTATGTGCTCTCCCAGAACGGATCCTCGATCGACAGTATGGGAACAGCATTCAAGAAGCTCACGACAAACATCGGAAACGCAGCTGACGGATCCAAGTCAGCACAGGAAGCGTTCGCTCAGTTGGGTATTACTGAAGAACAGCTGAAGACGATGAGCCGTGAAGACATCTTTAATCTCACCATCCAGCGTATGCAGGAGATGGGAGACACGACAGAGAGAGCAAACCTTGCGACACAGCTCTTCGGCAAATCCGGGCAGGAGCTCGCGCCTCTTCTGAACTCAACAGCTGAAGAGACGGAAAATCTCCGCCAGAAGGCACACGAGCTCGGAATGGTAATGAGTGACGAGGCCATCGACGCAGGTGTCGAGATGAAGGATGCGATGGATACCGTTAAGCGTTCCTTCAAAGGCATGTACAACTCGTTAGGCTCCTCAATTATGCCTCTTGTAACACAGTTCTTAAACTTCATAATCGCAAAGATCCCGCAGTTCCAGGCAATGGTTCAGAGACTCGCGCCTGTTCTGCAGAAGATGTTCGACGGACTGCTTCCGCAGCTCTTCGGAATCGTGGAAGATCTCCTGCCTGTAATGTTCGACCTGATCGAAGCACTATTGCCGGTACTGGAGACTGTAATCGCGAACATCCTTCCGGTCATCGTTGATCTAATCAATCAGCTGATGCCATTCATTGTTCAGATAGTTCAGGAACTCCTGCCGATAATCACGCAGCTGCTTGAGGGACTTGTTCCTATCTTCATGCAGATATTGCAGTCTATATTACCGGCAATAATCCAGATATTGCAGGCACTGTTGCCGCCACTTCTTGAGATCATCCAGGCTATCCTGCCTGTGGTCATAGATTTTCTGAATGCACTGCTGCCGATCTTCCTGCAGATCATCGACACTATACTTCCGGTCATCATTGATCTCATAAATCAGCTGATGCCGTTGTTCGTTCAGATAATCAACGCTGTTCTGCCTATAATAACGGACCTCTTGAATATGTTCTTGCCCGTCATTATGCAGATCATCAACATGGTTCTGCCGATATTGATAGACCTTATCAATACGCTGATACCGATAGCAATGGAGATCATCCAGGCCATACTTCCGGTCGTCACGAGCCTTCTTGAAGCTCTGATGCCTGTCATGCAGCCGATACTTGATCTCCTTTTGGTTCTCTTAGAACCGCTGACTGACATCCTGAAGGTCCTGCTGCCTCCGCTCATGAGCTTACTCAAGACGATAACAAGCAGCATCCTGCCTCCGCTCACAAAAGCGTTTACGGCGATCTCGACAGTCATCAGCAACGTCTTCGGAGGCGCGATCAAGGGCATCACAACCCTCATCGAGAACGTCACGACGGCATTCAAGAACATAATCAACTACATCAAGAACGGTTTTACAACCGGATGGACTAACGCATGGAACAACATCAAGAATGTCTTCACGAACATTTTTGAAGGTCTGAAGAATGCGTTCAAGACTCCGATCAATTACATCATTGACGGAATCAACAAGTTCATTAACGGTCTCAATAAGCTGACGATCCCTGACTGGGTTCCGGGAGTCGGAGGAAAGAGCTTCCATGTAAATACTCTGAGCAGGCTCAGAGTCGGTATGGACTACGTTCCTTACGACGAGTTCCCTGCGCTGCTACATAAAGGCGAGCGCGTCCTCACAGAAGAGGAAAACAAGAACTACTCGGAGAAGAAGGAAGAACCTGATAATAAGAAAGTTATCACGGTGAATATCACGCTTGGAGAAAAGGCCGTATATGTAGAGAAACTTGACGGAACCAGCGAGGAAGACCTCGACGGTTTCGTTGATACTCTCCTCGAGAAGATCGACGAGAGAATAAAAGAGAGAGGAGCTGCGTTCGGAACATGAAAGAAACATTTCCTTACTTGATGTTTGACGGAAAGAGCTCCCTCGATCTCCACATGTATATTGTTTCGAAGGGATCCTACAGAGGAGCTCAGAGAGATGTATCTTATCAGTCTGTTCCGGGAAGGAACGGAGATCTGGTCATTGATAACGGCCGATATAAGAACATCAACATTCCGTACAAGATGAACATTCTTGATAAATCCCCCTTTGGATGGGACAAGCTGACTCATTTAATCAAAGGTTGGCTTCTGTCCCGTCCGGGGTATTTAGAACTCTGGGACAGTTACGATCCTGACTACTATCGCCTGGCATCGTATTCAGATGAGGTCGACATCGAGCAGCAGCTGCGTGAGGTCGGTTCCGTGAATCTGAAGTTCAACTGCAAACCGTTCAAGTATTCCTTCGAAGGTAAAAAGATGGTTGCGCTGACATCTTCAGGAAGCATCATCTACAACCCTGAGTTCTACAATTCGAAACCTTATATTAAGATCGTCGGAGCCGGAACGATCATTCTCTCGATAAACTCCAACTCATTCACGTTCACGGACGTGGACGGATATATCGAACTCGATTCCGAGACGATGAACTGCTACAAGGGCTTAGTCAACGAGAATACGAAGATGTATTCAACAACATTCCCGGAGTTAGAACCGGGAGTAAATAACATCTCATGGACAGGGACTGTCTCTGAGGTCGACATCATACCGAGGTGGAACAGCTTATGATACCGGTCTTATTCGCAGGAAATGCTACATCATTCAACAATAACGGAATAGGATTTCTTGTGGATGCCATTTCTGCACCTGTTACCGAGGAAAGAAACGGTCCTTATGAGGCGACACTCTCCTATCCTGTCACAGGACAGTTCTTTGATGACCTCGTCGAAGGCGCGTATGTCAAGCTGAAACCGAACGAGATCTCCAATCCGCAGCTGTTCCAGATCAAGAAGGTGTCAAAGCCTATCAACGGCATCGTCACATATAAAATGGAACACTGCAGCTACATGCTTAACGGTCTTCCTCTGCAGGGACTCTCGATCGAGCAGGCAAACCCGCAGAGCGCGATGGAACACGCTCTTCTGGAAACGCCTCTCACTCACAACTTCTCGGCATGGTCAGACATTGCCACGACTAACACGGTCAACATCAAGGAACCCATTTCCATCAGAGCTCTGCTCGGAGGCCATCAGGGTTCCATTCTTGATGTCTGGGGCGCAGGAGAATATGAGTTCGACAACTTTACCATCAAGCTGCATTACCAGCGCGGAGCTGATAACGGAGTCACTATTGAATATGGGAAAAATCTCACGGACCTGAAGCAAGAGATTGACATTTCGAGCTGTTATACCTGTGTGATGCCGTTCGCAAAGTATTCTGTAGATGTGAACGGAGTTACTGAAGAAAGATACATGTATCTTACCGAAAAGGTAATCGATCTCACGGATCCTGTCATCAGTTATCCGAGATGCTTCATGCTCGACCTGTCAGACAAGTTTGGTGACGGAGTCCTTCCGACGGAATCCGCGATCAGAGACCTGGCAAACGCATATATCGAGAATAATGACCTCATTTCACCGAAGGTCAACATCACGATATCGTTCGTTCAGCTCTGGCAGACGGAAGAATACAAGAACATCGCCGTACTTGAACGTGTAAGCCTCTGCGATACGGTCAACGTAAGATTCCCTAAGTTCGGCATAAACGTGAAGACAAAGGTCATCAAGACGGTCTATGACAGCATCCTGGAGAGATACACGAGCATGACCTTGGGCGATCCGAAGTCCTCCTTTGCAGATACCATCGCAAAACAGAGCAGCGAGCTGAAGGAAGTCAAAGACAGAATCGATTTCAACAAAGCCGAGACAGATGCAGAGCTCGAAGAAGCGATCGCAACAGCAACGAGCCTCATAACAGGTCACTCCGGCGGATATGTGGTCCTCAATCCTGCAGAACAGCCGCAGGAGATCCTCGTCATGGACCACGACACGATGGAAGCAGCTGTTCACGTCTGGAGATGGAACTCGGGTGGACTCGGTTACAGCTCGCACGGTGTCGGAGGTCCTTACGAACTCGCGATGACTTCGAACGGAGAGATCGTTGCAGACTTCATCAAGACGGGATCCCTGTCAGCGTCGCTTATCAAGGGCGGCGTGCTGCAGCTTGGTTCCAACTTGAACCAGAGCGGTGTTCTCGAGGTCTACGACGAAGCAAACACACTGATCGCGACACTCGACAAGTCCGGTCTGAAGCTCTACGGCTCCGACGGATTCTATCTTGTTGCAAACCCTGTCGACGGCTTCGCCGGATACGACAAGGACGACAACAAGCTCTTCTGGGTTACAGAAGATGAGTTCCACATGAAGAAGTCAGTTATCGAAGAAGAAATAACACTTTGTAACAAGATGCGTTTCATCCCGATCGAGATCAGGGATGCAAACGACAACATAATAAACGACGGAATCGGCTTGGTATCCGTATAAGGAGGAAATTATATGGCAACTTCGCCTTATTTTTCTACATCAAATCAGTATATCAAGTACGACATCCATGTTGACGAGAAGTCACAGGACATCGCAAATAATACTACGACGATCCGCGTCTGGGTAATTGCCTGGAGAACTAACACCGGATACACGACTTACGGTACCGGAACCTGCTACTGTACCATCAATGGTACAAGTTACAGTCAGAGCATCAGCTCGTCGCAGAAGATCGAATATAAAAGTGATACAGTTCTGTTCGACAAGACGGTCACGATTCCTCATGATGCAGATGGCAAGAAGACGATATATGTATCTTCTTCCATCTCGCATCAGAGATTCTCATCGTCTACGAACGGATTCAACGTCAAGCTCACGGATATTCCGAGAAAAGCTGAGATCGTAACAGCTCCGGATTTCCGTGATATTGACAATCCTGTGCTCAAATACAAGAACCCTGCAGGTACAGCTGTCACTACTCTGCAGGCATGTATATCGCTGGACGGAACCACTGACAACGTGGCCTACAGAGATATTTCGAAGAGCGGAACGGAATACACGTTCAACCTGACAGGAGCAGAGCGCAATACTCTGCTTGCGGCATGTCCGAACAGCAACACTCTGACGGTGTACTTCATCGTCAAGTCGGTTCTCGGAGGAGTTACATACTATTCGAGTGCGACAAAGGTCATGACTGTCGTAAACGCGAATCCTACGATCAGCGGAGTGTCTTATGCGGACACGAACCCGACAACGATCGCGATCACTTCGGACGCGACAAAGATCATCCAGGCTATTTCAACTGCGAGATTCGACTTCACTACTTTGACAGCTCTGAAGTCAGCAACGCTCTCAAAGATAGCCGTCAAGATAAACGGCCTCACGGTAGAACTCCCGCTCTCAGGAACTACACAGAGCAATAAGTCAGTTACAGTCGGAACGATCAACGCTTCCAGCGACGAAGATGCAACTATCGAACTCACTGACAGCCGAGGCAATAAGACCACGACGACTAAGACGGTCACAATGCTCGAGTGGAGGCTTCCGACAGCTGTCATCTCGCTGCAGAGAAGAAACAACTACTACAGCGAAACTTATCTGAAGGTCACGTCTGATATTTCTTATCTGGACGGAAACAACACAGTCTCCATCCAGTACAGATACAAGCAGGCAGGTGGAAGTTATAACTCATATACATCGATTGCAGATGACACGACAGTCACTCTGACACTCGATAACAACTATGCTTATGACTTCCAGATCCAGGTCTCTGACAGACTTGGTACCACAACTTATAACAAGACACTCTCACGAGGCATCCCGATTATCTTCTTCGACAGGAAACGAAGAGCTGTAAGTATCGGAACGCTTCCGGACGAAGACAATGAACTCGTTGTCGACAGAAGACTCCAGCTGAAGAACCTGTTGCATGAATGTGTCGCAGACCTCTGGAGCTGGACTTCTGGAGATGGAACGAAAAGGTCCGGATCTCTCTATCTCTACAACCAGGATGGGAAGATGCTCGCGAGAGTTGCAGGCCGAGAAGACTGTGGATTCATCGACACATATAACACTAACAACAAGATGCTCGCCCGCCTGGGAAAATCCGGTACCGGCGGCGGATATGTCGGAGTGTTTAATCCAAACGGAGCTACAAGAGCCTATATAGACGATGAGTCAAATGGCGGAAACCTATCAATCAACAACAGCTCTGACACTTATGTTGGAGGCGTCTATGCCGGCGCTAATGGCGGAGTCGTTCAGATCAAGAACAACGCAGGCAAGAACTGCGGATGGTTCTGGGTTGGCGGAAACGGTGACGGCGTTCTTTCGGTCAACGATTCGAGCGGAAACGAGACCGCATCACTGGTCGGTAGGAACGGAAAACTGAACTGCAAGACGATCCGCATGAATAACGGCCTCGATGAGCTGTACAGTGGAACGCTCAATTCAGGATCCACGACGTTCAGCAGTAATTACAGTGCTTATGTGCTGATAGGACGTGTTAAGAGCAACGGCTCGAGAATTACGCAGACGATACCGGTCCAGTTCCTGGAGAGCTCTGCAACAAGATTCCAGATGACGGACGAGGTTGAGTACATCACATACAACCTCAGCGTTTCAGGATCCACAACAACACTTGCGTTCGGTACGGCATCAACCGACGGATATATCGAGAAGGTTTACGGAATGTTATAAAACAGGAGGATAACAAGATGAACATTACAACATCGATCTACTTGGATTTCGGCAGAAGCACGATTCCGATCACGGTCTATGCTAAAAGAGGCGATGTTGATTCGAGAACTGTGGAGATCACTCCGCTGCATCTCGGTCAGCCTTACACTCTTGAGGCAGGCGTGACAGCTCGTATCCAGGCGACAAAACCGGACACGACTCAGGTCGTAAATGACTGCGTTATTCAGGACGGCAAGATCTATGCAGATCTTACAGCGCAGATGCTTGCAGCTGCCGGCATGATGATTGCAGAGATCGCGCTCTACAAGAATGCAGTGCTGCTCTCTTCCCAGATCTTTTATGTAGATGTAAAAGAAACAGCTTACGATGAGAATGTTGTCACGAGTTCCGACGAGTTCAAGTCACTCTTGGCAGCGTTTACAGCTGTCGACAACCTCGACGCATGGGTTGAACAGACTCCGACAGGCGCAACGATCTACATCAGAGGCAAAGACGGAGTCACAAGATCTGCTCACGTTGACACATTCATGTCAATCAAGACGATCAGCGACATCAGATGGGCTGTCAGAAGCGGTCTCGCTTCGCTGCTCTTCCCGGTCGGATTCGAGTTCACCGTTGAGAAGGAAACTTCCATCACTGTTGCGGTCGGCGATCACAACACAGGCGTTACAGCTGCAACTGTTGACGAGGATACATTTCTTCATGCTGTCGGCGAGGCACATCACGGTGACTACGAAGCTGTATTTGACGGCGATGAGTGGCACAAGGAAGACGGATCTCTCGTTGACCTCGTTGAGTATGGCATTACGATCACAGGAACACCTGCAGCAAACGACGTTGTCATCGTTACAGAAACAGACCTCGAGATCGTCTGGGTATTCAGAGGCAATTATGACAGGAACAATCTCCCTGCAGGCTACAGCGGAATACTTCCTGCGGATAATCACATCAGATATTTCTCGGTCATCGAGACAAAGTACGTTTACTCTAACGCTGCAGGAACTCAGATTGGCGTACAGTATGATGCAGCTGAGGCTCTTTACTACTGCGAATCTGCTCTTGCTGCAGGAACATACAATTTCACATGGGACTATGCAACCGGTTCGATTGTCAACGGAACATTCGAGTTCACTCTTACGCAGAATGTACCTGCAGGCGGTCAGATTTCCATCGGTGTCAGCTCGAATGGTTCAGCTCTTACTGCTTGCAAGATCACAACATACGACGCTCCCGGCGGAAACGTCATTGAGAGCAATGTTGTCATCAGCTCCGGTTCTTCCGGAACAAGCCTCGGAACCGTACATGGTACGACAGTCGAAGGAGCAGGGCTCAACTGCGGCCATAGAATCGTTTTCGGATCCAACAACTATGCACAGAGCGCCATCAGACAGTGGCTCAACTCCGACAAGGGCCTCGGATATGTCTGGAAACCGACAAACGAGTTCGACAAGGCTGCATCCTGGCATACATCTGCAGACCAGGCATACAGAGGCTGGATGCACGGCCTCAGTGATGACTTCATGGATGCTGTTCTTGAGGCGAAGGTTCCCTGCAGAACAAACAGCGTTTGGGAAGTAGACAGTCTTGACGGCACTGAGTTTGCTGTAAACGAGACATACGAGGTCAAGGACAAGTTCTTCCTACTCTCAAGACCTGAGATCTACGGAACATGGGATTCTTCTTCCTATAAGGATGGCGAACTCCTCGAGTATTACGACGGTCTTACCCAGGCTGAACTTATACACCGTGACAAGGGTGGTACAGCACGTTATGACTGGCTTCGGTCTCCGTACCCGTCGCGCGCCAGCAGCGCTCGCGGCGTGCTCACCGACGGCTCGTTGAGCAGCCTCAGTGCGATTAGCGCTTTCGGCGTGGCCCCCGCTTGTATAATCGGCTAATCTAAAAATCCGCCGCGATAGCGGCGATTAAGAGAAGAAAGGAGATACATGAGTGTTCGTGTAGGAGATAGAGGGCAAGGTCGTCTTGAAGTGTTAAACAAGGCGCGGATCCTCAAAAGATACACTCTCGCCCTGTTGAAGAACGATAAGTATTTCCCGAAATCCGTCAGATGGATGTACCCACAGCCGATACATCAGGAGATGAGAGCTGCGTGCTCGTGTATAAGGCGAGCCAACGCAGTTCGAGTTTCCGACGGAATCTGCAGAGAAGATGAGTTCAAATACCGTCACGGCCAGCAGGTCGAAGCATACGCCCACCTCGAAGCGCTGCTCGATCTGATAGATGATGTATATCTTGCCAGGTATATATCAGGCCGACAGGCGGAGCACTGGACCAAGCTCATAGTCGACACAGAAACGCTTCTGCAGGCTTGGGCGAAGTCAGATGCTGAACGATATAACAGATTAGGGTAGTCGCTATCCGCTCCGGTCTCCGAACCCGTCGAACGCCAACAACGCTCGCAACGTGAACACCGACGGCTCGTTGAACAACAACAATGCGATTAACGCTAACGGCGTGGCCCCCGATTGTGAGAAATATGCCAGATTCAAGTAGTCCAAGATGACCAAAGCAGCGCATCTCACACAAGGAGCGGCTATCCTGCATCCTTAGAAAGGAGCGAACACATACGGATGACGGAAGTGCCTTTCGAGACAGTCTTCCTATCAGCATCCGATTATTTTTATGTCATATAAGGAAGTGACAGACTTCGACAACCTGTATCAAGGTCTGACGAAGTGCTGCAGAAACGTAAGATGGAAAGACAGTGTAGTCGGTTATGAAGCAAACGCTCTGAAGAATACCTACAAGCTGAGAAGAGGCCTTCTCGCAGGCAAATATAAGATCTCCTCATATCAACGGTTTCAGGTTTTTGAACCGAAGAAACGTGATATTGTGGCAACGCGCCTCCGAGACCGCCAGTTCCAGAGATCCTTATGTGATAACGGTCTGTACGACATGATGACGAAGCACTTTATTCATGATAACTGTGCTTGCATGAGAGGCCGAGGTGTCGACTATACACTGAACAGGCTGACAGCTCACCTCCGAAAGTATTACCAAGAGCACGGCGACAGCGGATGGGTTCTGAAGTGCGATATACATCACTATTTCGAATCTATTCCGCACGACGTTGCAAAACAAGCGATATACAAAAGAGTTCCAGATCCTGATATCGCCGAGAAGGCGTGCGATATTGTCGACTCCTTCGGAGGAGATCGCGGAATCGGGTTAGGCTCCCAGGTGTCGCAGCTGATCGCTCTGGCGGTCCTTGATGACTTAGATCACTACATCAAAGAACGTCTGAAGATCAAACACTATATCAGATATATGGATGATTTCATTCTTATTCATCCGGACAAGGAATATCTGAAGACCTGCAGAAAAGTGATTGAAGCCAAACTTGAAGAGTTAGGCCTCGAACTTAACGAGAAGACGAAGATATATCCTATCAGGCAAGGAGTGAAGCTCCTTCAATGGCGGTTTATCATCATGCCTTCCGGCAGGATCGTTCGAAAGATGAGCAAGAAGAAAACAGGAAAACAAAGGCGGAAGCTCCGGAAGATCCTAATCAAGGAATACACAGGACAATATGCCAAGGGTGCTGCAAAGGAATCACTCATATCATTTCTGGCTAACGCTTCCAGAGGCGATACATACTACGAGCGCCGACGGATGACCGATTACTACATTAAACAGGAGGCTTACTTCAATGAACATGAACTACAAAGAACTCGCAAGAGCAGAAGCTCTCGCAGCTGCACAGCGCGACGAAATGATGGACGTTCTTCAGGCAAGATATACAAAGGCTTGCGAAGAGCAGAATGCTGAAGATGCTGCAATGTTTGCCAGGAAGATCAGAAACAAACTTCTGGAAGATTCTGACAACAAGCTCGCATTAGACAGACTTGGTCTCGTTGCTCCTTCGGGATCCACTTTTACAGCCTGGCTTTCATTCCTCAAGGCACTGGGAAATGTTTTGACAGGTGCATGGGCGAAATACAGGCAGGATCTCCGCGATCTCCCGGATCAGCCCGGATTCCCATTCAACATCGAGTTCCCGACGGAGCCAACTTCGGAGGCTGAAGAGTGACGACACTCGAACTTATTGAGCGACTATGTACCATCACAGAACTGCAGGCCGAAATAATCAACGAACAGGCGGCGATAATCGCTCAGTCAAACATAGATACAGAGATCGCGTCAAAATTGACGTGTTTGCGTAATTCCGTAGAGGAAGAGAAGAACAAGCTCTCCGCTCCGGATGAATAACTATGCCCTCCTCGATATCGGTATAAGTCGCTGTGAGGCAGGTGCGGCCGCAAGACCGCGCCTGTCTTACGAGGAGAGAAAGGAGGATGTATGGCTTTTGACGCTTCAACAGATCCTGCAGCTGAATCTCTGTTCGCGTACAGAAGTTCTGACGGCTCCACAAGATGTTCTGTCAAATACCTTGAGACATCCAAGGAGACCAAGACGGCCATAGAGAAGCTCTCGAAGGAAGCCCTCGGCGCATCCGCCAAGATCCTACGAAAGAAGCTCAAAGCGGACCTGCCTGTCAGAACTAACCATCTGAAGAACCATGTCGCATCCTGGAAGAGGATTGAACGATCGACAGGACAGCCGATATTAGACTTCGGATTCTACGGATGGCAGAAGGTAAGACAGAAGAACAAGGTCCCTTCCAGAGCGAATCCGCACTGGATAGAGTTCGGTACCGCTCCACACGCGATCGAACCGGTCAGAGCAAAGAAACTCTACGACAAGTCAACCGGGATCGAATACGGATTCTATGTTGCACATCCCGGACAGAAGGCAACGCATCTTCTCAGGAATACCATTCAGAACAACATAACAGAGATCAGAGCAGCGCAAGAGGAGTATCTGAAGAAGATCGATGAGATCTTAGACATCAGACAGCTCCAGATTAAAGAAACAGAAGATGAAGAAACTGATTAAGGAGGTACTAATCATGGAAAGATTGAAGAGTGACATCACAAGCGCAGAGTTCTGGAAGGCGGCAGGGATCAGAGCCCTGAAGACCTTTTGCCAGACCGCCATAGCTGCGATCGGAACGACAGCGCTCATTGAGCAGGTCAACTGGCTTGTTGTCGGTTCCGCATCTCTCCTGGCAGCTGTTTTGTCTATCCTGACAAGCATCGCCACAGGTCTGCCGGAGGTGTGAAAATGGATCCGATCAGCATTGTAGCTCTATGCGTTTCCAGCGTGATGATGGTCATAGGTGTCGTTACGTTCATTATGAATGCAGTCAAGGATTCCAAGAAGAACACTGCTTCATTCACGGAGATATCATTCACGCTTCAGCAGCTCGTTGCTACCACTAACGACATCAAAGATAAGGTTGAGAAGATGAACGAGAGTCTTCAGGATCACTCCAAGGATATTGCCGTCCTTCAGAGAGATCTCCAGACGGCATTCGTTCGTATAGATGAATTGAGAGACATGATAAAGAGTCTCCAGAAAGGATAAACAATGGCAACTTGGAGTCCTTTAACCGATAAGATCCGCGAGAGCGGAGACAATTCCGGGAACAGATGGTATGCAGTCACGAGAATAACTCCTCATTGCTGGGTTGGTCAGGTCTCGATCGAGAACGGTCTCGACTACTTTGCCACAACAAGCAGACAGGTATCATCTAACTACATCATCGGATCCGACGGCCGTGTCGGAGGTTGTGTTCGTGAAGACTGGAGAGCATGGACGAGCTCATCCAGAGACAACGACAACCGCGCCATCACGATCGAGTGCGCTTCTGACGCTTCGAGTCCTTATGCTTTTAAAGATGTTGTATATCAGAAACTTATCGCGCTCTGCGTTGATATATGTCAGAGGTACAACAAAAAGAAGCTCTTATGGATAAGCGACAAAAACGAGGCGCTCAGTTATGATCCCGAGTCTGATGAGATGCTTCTTACTGTTCACAGATGGTTTTCTGATACAGATTGCCCGGGATCCTGGCTCATGGGAAGAATGGGAGATCTTGCAGATCAGGTCACGGCCATTCTGAACGGAGAACCACCCGCGCCGACTCCGAAGGACCAGTACACGGTCTGCACCAACTCCGGGAGCGCTTTGAGACTCAGAGCTGAACCGAACACGGATTCCGCGCAGGTCGGATGGATCGATAATGGAACGACATTTCGTTCTGAGAAGGTCGTCGAAGGCGAATCCATCGGAGGATGCACAGCATGGGTATATTACGACGGCGGATATGCGAGTGGTAAATACCTGACTCCGACTCCGGAAGTCACACCCGAGCCTACACCGACACCGGATCCTCCGACACCTACTCCTGAACCTCCGGATCCTTCTGCAAAGTATAGAGTCTGTGTTTCAGACTGCTTGCGCATCAGAAGCGGTCCGAGTACGGACTACGGAAAAGTTGGAGAGCTCTATGACGGAGCGATCGTGTCAGTTCTGGAGACTGACGGCAGCTGGGGAAAGATCTCCGGCGACATGTGGATCTCTATGAACTATGTAAAAGAAATATAAAGGAGAAGCTTATGCCGACAGAAAAGAAAACCGCTAAGAAGGAAACCAAAAAGCCTTCTGAAGCTGCCGAGATCACGGCAGAGAAGAAAGTTGCAGAGAAGAAGCCTGCCAAGAAGTGCACTGAATACTTCAGCAGGTCAGGCACAGGCCGCGCTCTGAAGATCAGAGACAAGGCATCATCCAGCGGCGAAGAGATCGGATCCATTCCGTTCGGTGAGAAGGCGAAAGTCTACTCTGTAGAGGACGGATGGGCTGAAGTTGAGTACAACGGCATCAAAGGATACTCGATCGCAGCTTATCTCACATGCAAGTAAGGTTCATGCCATAAGAACCACTCCGTAAAAGAATCAGGCCTCAGCGTAAAAGCTGGGGCCTTTTTCTTTTGCTTTCCGGATCTTGAGGAAAGATATGCGGATAGTCCTATCCGCATCAGTATGCGCTTCCATTTTATCATTAAATTGAGAAAGTCAAGTAAAAAGTCAAGTACAGGAAAATTAGAAAACCCTCGCAAGATTACTCCTGCAAGGGTTTCTTTTGGCGGAGAAGGGGGGATTCGAACCCCTTCGATAGAGTGCACTGGTGCACTCAAGCTCTCGAAAAACCCTTATTTTTCGGCATTTTTCATTTTTGCGCCTTGTGGTTGTCCACCCCGGAAAATACAAAAGTCAAGTAAAAAGTCAAGTATTGGATTCCGCCTGCAGGCGCTCGAAAGTCAGGTTGATGATGTCAGCTGCAGCTTCGAGTTCTCCTGATACTCTGTGCTTATAAATACCTGTGTCCATGCTCTCGGAATGTCCAACTATGTCCTTGATCGTTCCTTCTGCCAGATGCGTCTGGGAACTGACGATAGAAACAAAGGTATGTCGGAGGGAATAAGGGGATCCGGGAAGACCACGTTCTGCCTTCAGTTTGTTCCAGTGTTTACGGACCGTGTCCTGGCACGCGGGAGCTCCTGCGTAGTTTGGGAAGATCCAGCTGGTACCGAAATGATATTTTTTGTTCCTCTTAATGGTCTCCTGCAGGATCTTCCTGGCAAGGCTCGGCAACGGAACAGTTCTCTTTGCGTTCTTATTCTTTCCACCTGTGATCTCATTGTCGTCGTTGATTGCTCTTCTTATATAGAGCACTCCGTCTCCGATATCGCCTTCCTGCAGACCAAGACATTCTCCGGGACGGAGGCCGCATAGCAACATGATCTCGAATGCAGGATGAAACCACAGATCCGACGGCTCGAAGAGTCTCTTGATATCTGCAGGCTGCAGGATCTGCCTCTCTCCTTTTGGATGTCCTTGTGGAATGTAGAGCTGTCCGCGCCATTCATCACAGTAGTAATTTGTATATGCGAATTTATGCAGCGACGTGATAATTCCTCGGAGGTGCGTAAGTGTTTTGTAAGACAGGCACTCAATTCGCTCGGAATGCGGTCTGGCTTCGTTCAGGACGCTTTGCCAGTCTCTCAGTGTTAGTTTATTCATCCGGCACTTTCCAAGCGCAGGAAGGACGTACAGACGCGTGTATTTCTCCGTCTTACAATATGTGTCCCTCCGACCGAGTCGAGCCTCAATGTCTCGGAGGTACAGCTCAACACATTTTTCTACAGTGATATTTGTAATTCCTCCGAACTCAACCCAGTCATCGTACTTATCCAGGCATTCACGTTTTCCCTTCGGTCCGGGCGTGGAACTGTAGAACGACTTCTTCAGTCCGTTCTTCTGGCCTTGGATGATCCAGAGCTTCTTCTGTTTGTTCCATTTAGGTGTTGCCATCTTCTCTCTCCTGAGAATCGCTCAGTGCTTTCATGTATGCCAGAACTAATGCCTGATTGCTTTCTGTAAGGTTCTGAAATTCAACAATAAACTTCGCGCCCTTTGTTTCAGCGAGCACGTCGGCGGGTTCTTCTTGGAACAGATCCAGCGGACTGCATCCGAGAACTTGCGCAGCTCGCGCAACCTTATCACGAGGGAGATCGTTCTTTCCGAGTTCAATTTTGTTTACTGAAGAACGGTTCGTATATCCAAGTGCTTTTGCAAGTTCTTCCTGCGACATTCCGCTCTGAAGTCTAAGTCTTTTGAAATTTTCTCCGAAAATCTTCTTTGCTTCTTCTTTGTTCATATATTACCTCCCGATTACATTTTAGTCATTTGGGTAACATTCGTCAACAAATTTGTAAATGTGTGTTGACAGAAGTTCCACAAAGCGGTAGTCTTTGGGTGTGGAAGATAAATCCACAAACAAAGAAAGGAGGATCCCAGATGAACAACGAATTGCTGAAGGAAGTCATTCGAGAGAGTGGTGTTAAAGTCTCTGCTCTGGCTGACAAGATTGGCATATCAAGACAGGCTTTGCATATGAAACTCAACGGAGACAGAACATTCGATCAGGGCGAAATCATGGCAATCAAAACAAATCTGCATCTTTCGGATGAGCAGTTCATGCGTATTTTTTTTAACGATGATGTGGAAGAAATATCCACAAAGGAGTCCTCATGAGGCTCGTTTCTCCCGGAGCTCGGTACCCGAAACTGTATCAGGCATTCAAGAACTCCCAGGAGATTGCTGACGTAATCAACAGGAGCCCGAGATACGTCAAGAAGGCATTGAAAAGAGGGTTCACGGAAAAAGAAAAACAGATTCTCATAAATTTCAAAAAACAGAAGGATCTTTTTGAAGAATCTGCATGAATTTCAAAAGAAAGGCGGAAATCATGGCAAAGAAGAAATTGACAGCAGAAGAGATTGAGCAGCAGATCAAGCAGCTGCAGGACCAGCTCGAGGAGTTAAGAAATATTAAACCCGATTTCGAGCACATGAAAGCAGGAGACGAGTTCACATACTGCGGTCTTACATGGATATGTTTAGAACCCGGATATTGTGAAGAATCAGCAAATGAGTTCGGATGCCTTGCGATCGTCAAGGAGCTCTGGAGATCAGATGTTCCGTTTGATCGTGATGAGAGCAACAACTACTTCGAATCCGATATCAGAGAACTTCTGAAGAAAGAGCTGGAACCCAAGCTCGAAGACAAGACCATTCCTCACCTTATTGACATTGTAATGGAGAACGGAAAAGAACAACAGCCCGGCAAGACTGTTTCCGATCATGCGTTCCTGCTCTCAATTCAAGAGTATATCAGATATGCAGAGCATGTTCCCTATTCAAATTATGATGACTGGTTTTGGCTCCGGTCTCCGTACCCGTCGCACGCCTACTACGCTCGCCACGTGCTCACCGACGGCTCGTTGAACTACATCATTGCGATTTACGCTCTCGGCGTGGCCCCCGCTTGTATCTTCAAATTCTGACAATCCGCTGCGATAGCAGCGAGAAGGAGTTAAACATGTTCGAAATTTATAAATCATTCGCAAAGAAACCCAAGACATACATAGTCGCAACAAGACCGAACGAGAAGTACGAGAACATCATGCTGTATGCGAAGAAGTTCTTCAGATGCTCAGAGGCACATATTGAAGTTGTAGACGGATGGATCCTGAACGGAGAGCTGTATCTCGAGGATCCGGGCCGCAAGGCAAAGAAGAGAGCAATCGCGTTCTATTGCTGAAAGGAGGAAGTGGTCATGTCAGGCAACGAAGTATTCATGATCCTGGTTGCAGCTATCGGATTCCTGTTTGGCATTATCGTGATGATCTTCATTGACGGACAGATGATAGCCTGCCAGAGAAGAGAGATCCTGAAACTGAGAAAGGAACGCGCAGCACTCATCAAGAAGACAAAGAGGTCGGCCATTCCCCCGATGCAGGTTGTCAAGATCATAGACGACAGTGTCGGAGCAAAGGTGGACTTTTCCAAGGACTGGAAATAAGAAAGGAAAAAGGTGGAAAAATGACTGAAATAAGCGTAATGAACGTCAATGAGATCACTCAGAAGGCGGTTGAGATGCTGCCCGGACACTGGAGCAGCTTTGAATCCGCAAAGCGATCTATCAATAAGATCATCCAGGAACACGACATTCAGCCCGTAAATCATAAGAAGCCGAGGCTCTTCACTCTTTTTGCAGTCGGAGACATCCTGCAGCTCGCACAGGACCTCAAGAAGTCGACAGGACGAAAGAGACAGAAGCAGGATCCCGATCAGTTGGATCCCGGACTCATCATCGCAGGCAAGGTCACTCCGGAAGTGAAGACAGAGCTCGAGAAGCTCACAAAGGAAGATCCTCCATACATCGGGTTTGACAACGGGACCATTGAGATGAAGATAACTCCGGAGCAGGCAACGATCAGACCGACCAACTCTGCAGACAGCCTTGATTTTGCCCTGGCAAAGATCGACCTGATAAATGCAGCTGTCAATCTGGTCAAGGTAATGGTCCGGGAAGCTCTCTCGGAGGCACAAGATGGCTGAATTTGTTTTCGACTATACAACGAACATCTGTCCGAAGTGCCACAAGAACACGGAGCACTACGGACTAAGGAAGCGCGAATCCTCGAAGATCAGACACGAGCTCTGCACTGACTGCCAGATGTTATTCGACCAGTTATACGGTCCGCAGCTGCAGGAACTCCGAAACACTCTGATCGACCAGTTTATCGGAGGTGCGTGATGGAACACAAATGTGAAACGTGTGGAGCTTATAAAGCCTGCAAGACGTTCGGATCGGATGGTATCTGCCATCTGGTACCGTCGAAGCCTAAATGGGTAAAGAAACAGCAGACATGCAAATACTGGAGAGAAGAAAAGGAGAAAAAAAGATGGTTCATAGAGAAGAACACAACGAGAGCTACACTGTAGTCGACAATGCTGTCGTTCAGAACGTCAACTTGTCCTGGGAAGCTCGCGGATTCTTCGTCTATCTTCTTTCCCTACCTGATAATTGGAGTTTCACTGTCCGAGGCTTAGTCAAGCAAACAGGCTCGTCTAAGAGCGTAATATTGCGCCTCATGAACGAGCTCAAAGCAGCCGGATACATTTCCTTGTCGCTGCATAAAGATGATTCTGGAAAGTTTACAACAAGTACCTGGGACATCTACGAAAAAGCCTCTCCCCGTGTCCCTCAATCACCGAACACGGCAATCACGGAACACGGTGAAAACGGAACACGGCAATCACGGAACACGGTTGAACCGGATTCCCGTTTTACGGAACACGGTGAAAACGGACCAATACAAAGTACTAATAATAACAAAGTACTAATAGAACAAAGTACTAAAGATAACAAAGTACAAAAACAACAAAAAGAAGAAAGAAAAGAAACTGTTCTGTCTGAAGAAGAAAAGATGTTTCTCGAGTTCTGGGAAGCGTACCCGAAGAAAGTTGATAAGAAAGGATCCTTCAGGGCGTTCAAGAACATTCCGAAGCTCAAAGAGGTCTTTCCGGGAATCATGGCAGCTCTCGAGATTCAGAAACAGTCAGAACAGTGGACGAAGAACAACGGGCAGTTCATTCCTCATCCTACAACCTACATTCACCAGGAACGCTGGTTGACGGTAAGCCAGGCAGACGAGACGCAGGCAAAAATAGATGAAATCGTAAAGCAGAACTACCAGAAGTTCTTATTTTAAAAGGAGGAAACATGTTATCACCTGAAACATATCTGACCGGCATGAGAATGCTGAAAGCAAACTTTATAGGCTGGCAATGGGACGAAAAAGACGAGATGCAGTTCAATTTGTGGTATTCGCCATTTAAGAGCACGACAGATGAACAGTTCATTTCGATCGTCAAGGAATATATCGCTCGCAACGACTATCCGCCGAAGTGCATCAAGAATCTCACTGACATTCTCGTCGACAAGACAATTCTTCAGGCGAGGATCCCTCCGGAGAAAGCACTGTATTTTGTGAAGGACATTATAAGCGACTGCGGAGGCTGGGAATACGGCGGAAAGGCAGACATATATAAGAAGCTCGAGAAGTATCCTGCACTCTATAAGACGGTTAAGGAGTTCGAAGCAACTATCCAGACGATGCAGGCAAACGATTCTTATACAGCTGATCGCTTCAGAAAAGCGTATGAGCAGAACCTCCGAGATGCTGCCACAGTCAGAGTGGATGCTCTTCTGGGAATAAAGGTCCCTGAGAACTCTCAGCTGTTCGGAGCTGCAGCTCTTCCTTATGAGACCTGATCGGAGGTGTGAAAGATGAAAAAAGAAGAATGGAAAAAGATAGAAAAGTTTCCTCGATATTCTGTTTCTGATTTTGGAAGAGTCAGGAACGATGAAAAAGATTACATTCTGAAGCCTTTTAAGGTTGGAAGTAATAAAAATCAGTATTTAGCAGTTGATTTTTATCCGATCAAAAGCAAAAAGGTTCATCGTCTTGTTGCTGAAGCTTTCATCCCAAATCCCGAACACAAGAGAGAAGTGAATCACAAAGATGGAAACCACTTCAACAATGCTGCAGAAAATCTCGAATGGGTATCAGGAAGCGAAAACTGTATTCACGCTTATAGAGTTCTCGGAAAAGTAAAACTCAGCGGTTCACTGAATCCTCGTTCCAGGAAAATAATCAGAATCGAAGACGGAAAGGTCTATGGAAGTGTTTCTGAAGCAACTGCCGAAAATGGTTTAAAAGCTCACACGAGTATTGTCAAAGCAATAAACCAAGGCAATCGAACTGCCGGAGGATATCACTGGAAGTATTTTGAGGAGGATGCGATATGAAAACTGAATTTTTTTTGCATTCCCCTGAGGGCTTACCTCGCACGACCGCTCAAATGAAAGGCGAGAGCATCGTCTATCGGAGGCTCAAAGGATCCGGAAGAGTTGTACCGACAATTTCTCACTACAGAAAATCTAATGTCCAGGCACTCAGGAACGAACTGATCTACAAGATGAAGCAGCACAAGCCTGAGAAGCCCTCCGACAAACCGATCAGACTCGAAGTCTATCTCTACTTCGACATAAAGAGACCTAAGAAGCTCTGGGGAAAGTACAAGACAACGAAGCCTGACTGTGACAATTACGTCAAAGAGATCAAAGACGTTATGACGGAGTGCGGATTCTGGATAGACGACAATCAGGTTGTAGATCTCCATGTAGTGAAATACTTTGCTGAAAAAGGAACGATCTATATCAGGATGGAGGAACTCGAAGATGAACACACCTAACAATGAACAGCGCGAGCTCTCGATCGTTGTCGACAAGAAGCACAACACAACATACTGCATCAATCCCAACGGCAGGAGCTATATCAAGACAGACGACAGGATATCCAAAGGAGAAAACAGAAAATGAACAAAATAGCAAATTCGACCATAGTCATGCTCAGAAGGTCTCAGCTACATCCTCATCCGGACAATCCGAGAAAAGATCTCGGAGATCTCGAGGAGCTGAAGGAGTCCATTCGTGAACACGGTATCATGCAGAACCTCACTGTCGTTCCTGTAGATGATGATCTTGAAGATTTCAGGATCCTCATCGGACACAGAAGGTTCGCTGCATCCGAAGGCGTTCTTTCAGAACTTCCTTGCGTAATTGCAGAAGGTCTTTCTGATAGAGAACAGGTCGGAATCATGCTCTGCGAGAATATGCAGCGCTCGGATCTGACTTTCATGGAACAGGCTCACGGATTCCAGATGATGATGGACCTCGGCGAGACCGTTGAGACCATATCAGAGAAGACCGGTTTTTCGGAGGCTACCGTCAAGCACAGACTCGAGATCGCGAAACTCAAGCAGAAGTCCATCGATGCTGCTATGGAAAACTTCCAGCCTACGATCAGCGACTATATTGAGCTCGAGAAGGTCAAGGACATCAAAGAGAGAAACAAAATCCTTGAAGATGCCGAGTCGTCTAATGACATCAGATATTCAGTTGAAGCTTATGTCGACGAACAGAACCGCCAGAAGAACTCCAAGAAGTATCTGCAGCTCATCAATTCACTCGGCTGGAAAGAGACAAAGGAGTATTTTGACTTCTACAGAATGGACGGAAAGTTCAAAGAAGTTAAGGGACTTACAAGGATAGACCTCGAAAAGGACTACGACGATTCCGAGATCCAGGCATTCGCTGCAAGAAACACAGAACCGATTTTCTACAGATATGACGGATATTACATCACTTTTGCAGTCAAAAACGTTCAAAAGAAGGAAAAAGAGAAGAAAAAGACAAAGCAGGAGCTCCTCGAAGAAGCCAGGGAAAAGAACAAGTCTATTCTGGAAGATATGAGAACTGTCATCTGCGATCAGTATTACAAGTTCATCATGGAGATCCCGGAAGAGAAGTTCAAAGAGCTCTCTGAGAAGAACCGGATCAAGTTCATGGAAAGGCTCTTCGGAATCATGTTCGACGTTGAGAGCAACATCACTCCGTTCAGACAGCTGTACAGCCTCAAGACCAAGAACGACATCAAGAACCTTTCGGAGGACTATGTGAAGCTCACCGACGTGCTGCAGCAGATGATGGTCCAGGTATGGTCAAGCTTCGCGAGCACCTACAGCAACAAGTTTGTTGAATGGAATTTCACAAAGAACATGAAAGTGCTCAAGGCACATCAAGAGTTCTACTCGACGCTGTACTTCTTCGGGTTCAGATTGAACGATGAATATAAGTCCATCATCGAGGGCAAGTCTGACCTGTACTCGGTAGACATCAAAGGAGGCAAGAAATGACGAATCAGGAAATAGTAAATGATCTGACATCCATCAGAGACTACTTCGACGTTGTTTTGAACTCAAGATGTGATGAAGTCGTTGCGCAGCTGCTCACCAAGTACAAGAAGACTATCGAAGACACGATGACAGCTGTACTGGAAGGAAGATTCAAGAACAGGAAAGTCATCGTTCAGATGAACATGATACTTCCGGAAGAAGACATGCAGCGTCTTGAAGAAAAACTGAGGAATGACTTTAAAAACGGCCTGATGATCGTTCCGCCCTTCTGCGAGGTCATCGAGGCGGATGCAGATGAGCTGGAGGTGAAAAATGAATGAGATTAAATGGATACCTATCGTGACAAGGCCGTTCACGGAAGAAGAAAAGCAGGAAATCCTCGAAAGAGCCGACTGCAGCACGATCGATCTTGAGTGGCCTGAAGGATTCAGATATGATTGTCCGCTCCCAGATGATGGCGAAGAGGTTCTTGTCACAACAAAAAGAGGATTCGTGATCGTTCTTGAGTTCGCAAGAGACGGAGACCTCGTCTATTTCGGAGAAGACGGTCCTGATGAACCTGATGCACTCAAAGCCTGGGCACATCTTCCGAAAGCTTATGACGAATCCGAAGATCTCGGAGGAGCGGAATGGATCCAGGAGACCGTCGAGACCGAGTATGGAAAGTTTCCTAAGCTCCTCTGCTCTTCCTGCAGAAATCCGAGAGCACAGATCCCGATGAACTACTGTGGAAACTGTGGAGAAAAGATGAAGAATCCGGATGCAACCATCAAAGGAGGAACAACCTATGAGAAATGATGCTTATCAGGCGAAACTCTGGCTCAACCGGAACTATCACTTCACAAGACAGCTGGAAGCAGACAGAAGATCTCTTGAAAAACTTCTGAATGGTCTCGGCTCCGGAGTGGCCAAGTATGAAAATGACGGATCCAGCAACAGAGATTCAGATGCAGCGAGAGCAAAACACGAAGACAGACTCGGCGACTATTCCATGATGAAGCAGAAGGTCGAAGAGGAAGAAAAGAAATACCTTCGAGAGACTGCTAAGACGAAAAGCGCGATCGATGAGCTGCAGGATCCCGATCAGCACGCAGTCGCTGTCTATAGATATATAGACCTGATGAGATGGGAAGACATAGCGACGACGATCCACGTCAGCAGACCACATGTCTTCAGGATCCACAACAAGATGCTCGAGAAGATGGCAGAAATTCTGAGGAGTGGCAAGTATGTATAAAGCAAAACCTATCAATCTGTTCGCGCCGAAGCGTGACAAAGCATTTCCCTGCTACTCGGATCCTACAAGAAAACTTATCTTCATTTATGCGATGACGGAAGACATGGCGAAATCTCTCGAATACAGATGGGAGGATCGCGAAGAACAACTGCTCGGAGGTACAGAAGAATGCAAGCAATAATTATCACGGCAATCATCTGCTCGACATTAGTGGTTTTAGTCTGGTTAGGCAAGAAAGGAGACAAAGATGGCAAATCATAGACCTGCTCCAACACAGAGCAGCATTGCAGCTTCAGTCTGGTTCATGGAATATCTGCAGAAGCACGTCATTGATGAACGAGAAGCGGTCAAGCTGGCCGATGCGATCGAGATGGAAAGAAAGTCGATATATGCTTATGCCTATGGCAAGTCGTCTCCGAAGCTCGAAACAGTTGCAAAGATCCTTGCATATTATGGAGAAACTGAGATCAAGATTCCGCTCAAGCTCGCGGAAGTGGAGAAATAATGGTCGGCTTCATCATGGGGCTGCTCTGTGGAGCTCTCGGAGGCTTCGTCATAGCAGGCTTCATATTCTTAGATTATCTGGAGGATAGAGACAATGACAAACGACACTAAATTCGCATCACAGCTCGGCGGGATCCTCGGAAGACTTCTTGCTGTAATGGTCCTCAAAGGAATCATTTCAGAGCGAGACAAGGACTATATCTGCGGTGACATCAGTGAGAATCAGTGGCTTGGTGTTGATTCTGACGAATAATGATACTAAATGAGACGCAAAATTGTGATATTAGGTAATTAGTAAATCAGCATTTTTCCACGTTGATTTCCACCTTTCAAAGAATAAGCCTCGAGTCTGAACCACACCTCGAGGCTTTCTATTTGTTCGGAGGAGTTATGCAGGAGTTCGCAAAGAAGTTCTATCTGTCGCAACAGTGGCGCGATCTTCGGGAGTTCGTGTTCAAGCGTGACTTTGGCCTGTGCGTTAAATGTGGCAAGCCAGGCGAGATAGTACATCACAAGATACATCTCACACCTGAGAACATCGGCGATCCTTTCATAGCGCTCAACGCGGACAATCTTGAAACACTCTGCAGGGACTGCCATGCGATAGAGCATACAGGCGGACCTGCTACAGCTGATGGCCTGTGCTTTGATGAGCAAGGCAATCTGGTAAGGAGAGATGAGTATGACAGCTAAGGTTTATCCGGTCACGATCTATACACAGAACGGTGCACTGCAGTTCCATCTCGTATCAGAACAGCCGAACTTCGACGAGGCTCTTGCTAATGCAATGGAACAAGGTACAGCGATCGTACAAACACTGGAAGGCACAACACTAATTCTCAACGCGATCAATGTTGTCGCGATCGAGATCGGCGACACCGATGCCATCCTGCGCGGGGAGAAAAACGAAAGCACACCCCCCATTCAAAAATTGTGACCATATCTATTTTGAAC